CCCCGCCAATAAAAACAGCGATTGCAGTGGGATCGCTCTCTGCCTGTGTCATGTTAAATACCTGTGTTACGCCATCTCCAGTCAATGAATCAACTATTAGTTGAACTGATCCGATATGTGCTACCTGTTTCCAAGCGCCTGCATAGTAGAATTCAATCTTGCTAGTACTTTGGTTAAAGCGTATGAGTCCGTTTTCAGGAGCATCACCATAACTGCTACTAGGCACAACCGGAAGTCTAGCTGCCAGACTAATTGGGTCACCAAGTATGGGATTTTTTAAAAATCTTGCCATAGTTAAATTCCAATTGAACTTACTGTAGCTGTCACGCTAGCATCGGCACTGACATTGGCATAAACTGCATCACCGTTGCTGAGTATAAATTTTTCTGCATAAACAATTAATGTATTATAGCTACTAACGTTAGTATTAGCGTAGATAATATTGTCGTTGCTGGCTACACCGCCATTGGGCACTAGATATAGATTAGCTTGAACAGGGTTCGCAGAATAGTTGCATAAGTGTATGGTAGTGATAGCACTATTTCCAGTACTGGTATAAATGCTGGTTGCCACTGTTGTTACATTTGAATTTAGTATTGCCATTTAGATTTCCTAACCAAAAATTATCGCGTATTTAATAGCTGCATTCTGTGTTGCTAATTCCCCCGGAGGATTAACTCCGTCGGCTACATATACCCCTGACCCGCCACCGCCCGGGGAAGATGAATACACAGCAGTATATCCTGTTTGTACTGTTGGCGCAACTGTACCAACCTGCAACTGTACATTACCATCTAAAACTATAGTACCATTGGCATTATTTACTACATTGCCGTAATTGGTTCCGTTGTTGGTTACTTGCCATGTTTGTAAACTCTCGTTCCAGTGCACGCTAACATTAGCAGAAGATCCGCGATCTACTTCAACATAAGCTCCTAAAGGATTTGCAACATTTCCCGGACTCAATCCTGCATTTAGTATGATAGTATTATCGTAAACACTAACAGTGTTACTTTCAATAGTGCTAGTATTGCCCAATACCACTAGATTACCGTTAACAGTCATTAACGGTACATTAATAGTGTAGGAATCGGGTATATTTTTAATCGTTGCCATATATAACGCCTTATTATCTTATATTTATGCGTAGATAGAAATGCTGTCTACAGAAGAAAAAACCCGCCTTAAGCGGGTTTATTTCTTTACTATCGATGCCAATTAAGCATTAGCAACTTCAACAAATGTAGAATCTGCAGCAGCTAAATGATAGCGATATTTGTTACCCGCAAAGTCGTAGACAAATTTGTTGGTAATACGGCTAGCGTAGAATGTGCTAGCGTTGGCCATTGTACAAAGTATATACATTTGTCCAGCGGCTAGTGTATTGGTGTTGGCTAGTGTAGCTGTAGCTGTACGTGTGCCGTCTGTTACACGGAACTTATGCGCACCTTTCTGTGCTACAATGCTGCCGGCGCCTTGTGTGCCACCTGCAAGGTATACCACTGGAGCGATCTGTGGGTTAGCTTGGCTAGTCAGACCGCCTGTGCCACCTACATGATATCCATTTACTAGTGTTGGGCTAACGTATGAATCTACTGTTACACCAGATGTTGAGGTTTTTGTGATTTTTAATTTTGCCATTTTAATTTCTCCTTGTTTAGCGTTCTAGGCTACCCGCGGTTGGCTGACCGTCGAGAATTCACTGTGAACATGTTTATTTATCTATTTTACTGCGGAGATAGTCTGCCCAAAGTTGGTGACCCAATGGATTTGGATGGCAAGTGCTGCCTTTAAGATTGTATTTGCTGGCTCCTAAAAATCCCCAGCGTGATTCTACCTGTTCCATGATATCAACAAATTCTTGTTTAAAATCTGGGCGTTGTTTTAGATATCGATCTTTAAGTGGATTTATGCTCATCTGTGCAATAAACGGCACAGGCTGTTGATAGTCGTTATATTTAATTTGATCTTGTATCACATCGCACCAAGTACGATCTAACATCCAAGGTCTTGTGCTCCAACTATCAGTGAATGCGCGGCTAACATAAAAATCTACATGTAGTAGCCTTGAAAAGTATTCATTTAAGTAATCAAACAGATAATTTTCTACCAACACAAGAAAATCTTTAAGCGTATTACTAGTTTGACAAAACTGATCGTATGCAGCTGTGACATCAATCCTGCGTGTATAGGTAGCTTCTCTGAGATCTTCTGTTAATGTAATTATTACAATAATTCTTTTATATTGTGATTGAACTCTGCGTAAATGATGCTCTATATCCTGCAACTTTTCTAACATCCAATAATTGCTACAACCGGGTCTCGCTAGATTAACCCAATCTGCAGACAACTGATCTGCCAGTAGTCTACCATAGATCTGGGTGAGTCTAACAGGATCATCATGGAATCGTTCCCAATCAATCTTGCCAAGGTGATCGCCAAACGTCCAGCTATCCCCTACTGTTATCAGCAATGTCTCACGATCCTGTATATCTTCCGTATACCAACAACGATAGCTATAGGGATCGTCTACACGCCAATTTTTGTCTCTGTGATCTATACTAGCATCAAATCCCAAATCTCTAAAAAATTTATACACGAAATATCTCCAAGATCCTTGGATCATAATCTCTAGCCAATAACTGCTGATGATTATGCTCCAGGACATCTCTATTATCTTTATATAGTTGATCTATGTTGCAGGTAATCAATCTATTGAATTGCTCTAACACCATATCAAATCTTGCAATTGGATCATCAACTGCGTCAAACGAATAATCAATAAACTCAGGAAATACAAACCCTTGTGATCTTAAATAAGAGATGCTACCGGGATTGGCCACGGGCAGTATAAAGTGACCTTTGGTCAAGGGTTCGTAGGTTTTTTCAGTTATATGTATCAACTGATTATTTACGCTGTTGCTTTCTACATAAATGCTAAAATAACTATCCCGATAATACTGATTATCCGGTGGAGAGAAGATACCTAGATCATTCCTATTCTCAAGTGTTATGCCTAAACTTCTATTGGTGGTATATCCGTCGTAATCTTTAACTATATTGTAGAGTTTTGCTCGCGGGCCGTAATCTCTGCCTGTTAAACTCATAAATTTACGCAAACGTCTTGCGTTAAAGTCCAAAGAAATCTTTTGGTATCGTCCTCGGGAGTAATGATGCAACGATAAATCAGCAGAAACAGATTCTAAATAGTAAGCACGATATCGATTCCACATGAAGTCCCATGGTATGATCTTCACTCCCGCCAACCGAAATACAGGATTTTGATTTACCGTTAGATATATCTTATTAGGGTGATCGAATCTGCTGACTAGTTCTGCATATTTTTGATGTTCGTAATCTCCAGTGTGCAGTACGTCGTAGAAGACTACTGCAGATGCAGATCGAGCCTGGGTCTGCGCAAGGTCAAACCACTGCGGGTCATGACAGTTATAATGATCCATCAGTGGATAGAAATAGTAATCTCTGGGTATATTGTGGCAACCTAATAATCTCAAGTGCCACAGGAGATCGTCTCCCTCAATGCCTTGGGTAACAGTCATCATAGTATTGTTTTAATATGCGGGCTATCTCTTGATGCCCCGATTGATTTGGGTGGAACAGCTTTCCCTCAAAATATCTGTTGCTTCTAATGTCAGGTAGAGAATATTCTACGCCAGTTAATGCACAGGTAATAGACGTAGGGAACAGATTGCACGGTATATTTTTATAAGGTTCTAAACGATCAAAGTAACTGAAAAATATGCAGTCTACGTCGTTTAAACGGCAGTAGTTGTCAAATAACATAATGGTCTGGCTCAGTATAAATCTATCCCAAGCTACGTCTTGTATTTGACTATAGGTCAATCTTGAGATGTCTCGAAAATCGTCTACAGTTTCAGGGGGTCTGCCTGATTCGTGTATATTGCTGGTACGATACACAGCTTCGGGTGTAATATTAACAAATTCTTTTAATTGTTGGCTGTAGCTTAAGTAACGAGTTGTTCCGGTTAATCCCACTGCAAATATTTTTTTATATTCACGTGCATTTTCGGCGATATCGTCTATATAATGAAACAGTTGCACTGCCAAATGCCCTATGCTGCTTGCGGGATAACTGAGGTTAGCGGTTTTGGCTGATAGGTGCTGGCCTAGATAATATGTCCAATTTTCTGTTGATGGGCGATCCAGTTCGGATCCCCAGGTCCAACTATCACCAAAGGTAACTAATAATCGTTCATGCATGGAGTATTTATTGGCTCCGGCAACGGTCACCTACATAAAAAAATTAAAGTCAACAAAAAGCCCACTGTAAAAGTGGGCTTGTTTGTTTTGTACTACTTTCTCTATGTTTGAGAATAGTTGCAAAAATAAGTTTCAGATTACTGAAAACTTAAGTTGGCCACTGCGATTTCTCCCACATAGTCGCCTGCGTTACCTAGAGACGAAGCAGTATTAGTGAGCTCTACGTACCCGTAACGTGTCATAAAGCTAACTACTGGTTCAAAGGTTAACGGATCTAGTACAACACCGCTTGACATCAATGGAATGTATGGGCAGTAGAATGCTGGAGCATCAGCTTCGCTAGAACCTTTGTAACCTACTAGAACAGCTTGTTGATCGTTTGCATAACCGTCAACATAGATTTTCATAGCACCGTTTAATGTACCAACAAATTTGGTGTTAGTTGGAGCTTCGAATGTACCTTCTGTTGTACGAGCAAATGCTGAAGTTGTAGCACTTTGTAGTACTGTTAAGCTAGCTGGGGAAACAACTGCCCAGTTACCAGCACCACGACGTGTACGTTGAGCGATCAAGTTAGCTGTACGGTTGATTAGAACAGCTAAAGCAGCGTGTTCGTCACCAACGAATGTAGCTGTACCTGATACAGCAGCTTGGTCAAATGTGTAGTCTGTTGCAGCTAGTGCACGTAAGCTACCTAAAATTTCTTGGTCAATTTCAACTGTAATTTCTTGAGCTAGTGCAGCCATAATTTCAGCTTCAACGTCGATACCGTGCATGCTCTGTGCGTCTTGAGCAGCTTCAAATGTCCAACGTGCGCTTAATTTACGTGTTTTAGCTTCAACTACTTGTTTCAAGATTTGTACGTTGATTCTGTTACCAGCGATACCTTCAAGTGTTGCTGTTGAAGTTGCTTGGCCTGTAGCGTTGCTACCAGAATATGCTGTAGCGATCTTGAATGGTGATAAAGCTTCATCACCAGCGTTAGCTGTTGTAGCATATGGGCTGTTGTCAACAACTGTGTCGGCGTAGCGTACACGTAATGTGTGGATTTGAGCTACTGGACCAGTCATAGGTTGTACACCAACGATTTCGTTAGCGATAACTGTTGGCATAACACGACGGATAACTGGTAAAATTACACGGTTAAGTGTAGCTACGTTACCAGCTTGTGTTGAGCCAGCGGATGCGTTCTCAGCTAACATACGACGTGTGTTTTCTAAGATTACACCCATTGTGGTTCTACGTGAACCATTTAGGCCTTCTAACAGGGCTTCTTTTGTTTCGCCCCAACGGCTTTCTAATAATGCTTGTGTCATTTTGTTCCTATCTCCTTTTAGGGTTTAATTAAGCCCTGCTAAACGTTTCAGTTCTAAAACATTAGTGATAGCTTCTGTTTTAGTTTCTGCAACGGCAGTTTTAGCAGTTTTATCACCAGTTACTACACGACTTTCTGCAAGTACAGCACGGGTGCTTTTCTCAACAGAAGAGTTGTTTAATACAGCTGGTAGATACTTTTCGTATGCAGATTGTAAACGATCTGTCTGCACACTCTCTAAGAGATCGCGCATGATTGCAGCTTTCTCTTTGTTCAAAGGTTTCAGCATTTCGGCTAACTTCTCTTTGCGTTCTGCTGATTCTTTGATGATCTTTACTTCGCGTTCTTTTGATTCAACTAATGCTTTTTTCTCTTCAACAACCTGAACTGCTTCAGATAATTTCTGAGTTAAGATACCAACAGTATCTTGTAACTTGCGGATTTCTTTGTTCTCATTTAAATGAGTACCAGCAAATTCGCTAGCAAAAGCTTCAAATAGACGACGACCAAACATGTTCTCACGAGCGATCTGGATGTCTTCTTTCAGTTGAGTCAATTCGGACTCTAACGAATTGGTAACAGCTTGTTTGACTGCTTGAGCAGATTCTTTAACAAATCGTTGTTGCAATTCAGCTAGTTTAGCTTTGCCTTCGGCAACTAAACGAACTTTAGTTTCAACAACTGCTTTTTTATCTTGCTCAAATTCTTTGATTTCTTCAGCTAATACTTGAACAGTAAACTGTTCTAGTTTACCAACAGCAGATTCGTAAACACGGCGGTCTGCACGTAATTCACGCATTTCTTCTGCTAGTTTAGCTACCATAAAATCGTTGAATTTTTTACTGCTTTCAATCATGTGCTTTTTAAATGCAACACGATCTTCGGCTAGTTGACGCTTTTCAGCTGAAAATTCTTCTAATTCAGCTGTTAAGCTCTCAGTTACCATTTTGTCTAGAGCTTCAACCATAACTTGTTTGTCATGTTGATAACGTTGTGCGAATTCTTCACGTAGTTCTGCACGCACTTCTTCTTTGGCTTCGGCGATACGACTTTCCCAAGCCTCAGAAATAGCGCTGCGTGTTTCTTCGTTGATTATTCCGTTATCCAACAATGGTTTTAAAGCATCTAACATTGGATTCTCCTATAATTTCAAATCTTGAATAAGGCGTGTAATGCCTTCTTTCACGTACTTCTGTACTCTTTGATCTTGACTGGCTTCACGTGCCATTTCAAATAACTGAGCACCACCACGCATGTTCATAATGCCTTCATAGATTGCCTTAGGATATGCATGAGGAGCACTCGGTTGTGCTACGATGTCTACAGTGATGATTTCAAAATCACTGACATGACCCGTTCCTTCGTTGACGTTACCCGATCCACGTGAGCTAACACCTAATTTCACGCCTGATGTTAGCATGGCTTTAACTAGTTCGCCCATTGGAGTTGGTAATACTTTTAATTTACCGTGACCTGCTGGGCCATCCATCCACATATCTGTGATCATATGGCTTACACGGTCTAGGTTAATTTTTAAATCGTCTGGGTGGTCTACTTCGCCGAGTACACTATAACCACCTTTGATCTGTTCATTAATAGTTGAGACGGCCTTTTGTATTTCGTGAACGGGATATACACGTTGGTTAGCATTTTTAACACCCCCTTCGATAAATATCCCTTTCATATAGAGATCTTTTCCTTTCCCGTCGGCAGAATCCTCGCTTAACACTTGGATTCCTGCTCGGTCAAAAGTTAGATCTTCTTTCAGGTACAAAGCCATTTTTTAGTCCCTGTCTATTAACGTACTCGTTTACTGATTTCAGACTTTTTGTTGATGTTACGACCCATTGTGTCTTTAGCACCAACGTTCTCACCTTCGCTGTCGTGTTGTGTTTCATAGCTGTGGTGTTCATCTGCTAATTTTTTATCGCCGCCAGGTGTGTTGCCAACTTTACCAATTAGCTTGCCTTCACCTTTTTTGTAGACGTTGTCTTCACCTTTGTTTGGTTTAGTACCATCGGGGATTGTGTTTTGTCCACCACGAACGATGTTTTTAGCTTCTCCGCCAAAGTCAGCGCCAGGGCCTACTTCGGATTTTTTGTTAATGTTAGCTTTATCTTTAGCACCTGTGTTAGCGCCAACGATAGTACCTTCTTTATCGTCACCTTCGCCGCCGTAGATGTCACCAATCTTATCTACGTATTCGCGCATGATTTCTGACGTAGAACGATTTTTACGACTTTCAGTTTTAGCTTCTTTGTCGTCATCTTCTTCATCGTCGCAATCGCATGGATCATGACCGCATTCAGGACATACACCTTCCATCATGCTTTCATCAAAATCACCGCCGTCTGCGTCTAATTCGTCGTGGTCTTCAGATCCTTCAGCATCGCCATCAAACTCATCTGCAGAATCTTCGCCTTTATCGCCCATGATGTCATCAAATTTAGCTAGTAATTCGTCTAATTTAGCATCAATGTTCATGATCTGATCATCGTGCTCTTGTTCGCCGTGTTCGTCGCCAAATTCTTCGCCTTCTTCGTCGCCGATATCTTGCATGTCAGCTAGATCGTCATCTTGGTCACCAACTTCCATGTCTTCGCCTTCTTCGTCGTTTTCCATGGCGTGGCTTTCATCGTGACTGATTTCGTCAACTAAATCGTCAACTTGTTGTCCGTGTACATCTTCTTCATCCATGATTGATTCATAAATTTCACGGCTCTTTTCTACTACGATTTCGTGGAAAAGATCGCGAGCTTTCTGATCTTCATCATTGATAATGTATTCTATTAGTTTTTCATACTTGTTCATAGGAACTCCTTAAAATATGTTGGCTTTGTAATTAGTATTTACTGAAATATGCGTATATAAGTAGGAAATGGTGCTTTTTTAGAGGTTTTTGACAGAAAAATTACATGCCTAAGCCAGGCATTCCCGCTTCTGGGGCAGATTTATACTGCTTTGATAGACTTTTTAATTTTTTTTCATGTTCTATCTTACGAACGTCATGGCTTTTACGCAATTGATTAATATGTGCAAGAGTCAATCGTGTTTTACGACTATCATCTATTTTTAGTGCGGTACCATCAGATTTGTCATCGTGATAACCAGCACTATCTTCGTTTAATAAATCTTGTATAAGCATGTTATTATTTAACCTTTTTTGCCTAAAGTGCCGGTGTTGCGCCACCTACAGGGCTAGCTGGCTCTGAACCCAGTGTACTACCAGGGGTAGCTGCTCCGGGTGTTGCAGGAGCTTCTGCTCCTGTATCTGCAGGCAATCCCTCAAGATCGGCTGCTATACCACCTGGACTTATGCCCGTGGCACGTGCATTAGGTGCAGGAGCTGGGGCTTCTTCAAGATCACCTTGCTCTTCGCTGAACATCATTTCATTTTCAGCAATTTCTTGCTCGGTCATGCCCAAATAGCGTTTCATCAGAAACCTTTTGCTAAAATAAGGATACTGTTCTAGCTGTGTAAATGTCTGTATTCGTGCAGCATCAATGTCTGCCTGTCTGTACTGTGCAAAGTTTTGTGGTTCGTTAAAGGTTAAATCAAACAGCCCGCTGTCAATGTTAAACCCTCTCCAGCGTAAAAATAGTTTAAATTCATCATCTAATTTGTTGACTATAAGGCTCTGCAAACGTTGGCAGTATTGGTTGAAACGCCATTCCTGTATCAATGCTGTACCTACACGCCCATCCGTGTACGCTTGGCTACCGTCTTCAGCGGTAGTTGGCAAATAGCTACTAGGGATACGCAGACCTCGGAATAGTTTGTTAGTAAAGAATCGTAAATCGGTGATTTCACCTAGGTTTTGTCCGCCGGGCATGACTTCTACACTAGATCCGCGACCTTCTGCTGTCACTGGAAAAAAGTAATCTTCGTTCTGGCTCAATGGATTATAAGTAGTATCCATCATGTTGCGTTGTCCGTCACCTGTCTGGCTAGGTATGCGACGTTGCCAGATTTCATTTTTAACGCGGTCAACAAAGGCCATGGCCATGTGACTAGGCATGTTACCTACATCAATCTTAAAGATACGACGTTCTGGTGCACGCTGTACACGATAGATAATGATACTATCTTCTAGCAATTCTTTCTGTTTGAATACTTTGAAGATATTTTCTAATACACTGTTACCAAAAGGCCAATAAACATCTAGTCCTTCGGTTAAACTTAAATGCACTACATGTTCTGCATTAATAACCGCTTCGTTCTGCGCATGGCTAAATCTGCTGCCACCACCAAAGGGAGCCTGTGGTTGCACATAAGCACCTGACGGACCACCTACCTGTGGATGATTAATATAAGTATCAGTGGTTGAAACTGCCGTAACAGTTAAATTTTGGAAATTTGGGTTGAGATCTTTGATCAGATACTGTTCAGGTTTCTTTCCCTCGGTCTCGTTAACAATAACTTTAGTGACCTTGCTCATCTCGGTCCACAGTAACTTAAAGTTTTCTGGGTCACGGATAAACACCTGATCGCCGTATTTCAATACGTTACGCACTATCTTAAAGATACGTTGATTTAATTGGTTTAAGGCTACCCACTGTTGTAGTTGTTCTTTAAGTATCTTTACTTCACTGTCAGTGGGTTTATCTTTGAATTTAATCTGGAAAGCTGTGTGATTTTCTAGATTTTTCTGAGAACAAAACTCTGCCAGGATATCTAAAGCAGCATTAACTTCTGAGTCCATGTCCATTTGCTCGTATTGATTATAGCGTTCAATGCGATTAGGTTGCCCTGTATATACTTCCGGTAACTGTGTTTGATAGTTACGAAAGGCAGGTGCTACTTGGCCACCACCTAAGGGACTGACGTTAGTAGGCAAGTTGCTGGACTTAAAATATTTTTTCCAAGACATTTAGCAGGATATCTCCGTTGATATTATATTTATTAGCATTAAGCGTTAGCGTATAATTGTTTTTCAGAAATATTCTTATGGTCTTTTAACACTCGGATCATTTCGTCTAACTTGTCAATTAAATCGCCTGTATCCATTTTAACCGGAATAGTTCTACCATCGGGCAAGGGCACTACCGCCTCAGGACCGGCTTCTCCTGCAATGCTTGGACCATTGGTTACTCCGCCTTTAGCTAGCATAGCTAACTGTTGTTGGAACTGCATCGAACCTGGTGCGGGCAAACTGTCCCATTGGCTTTTTAATTGAGCTAAAAACTGTTCTTTTGGGGTCAATCCCGATTGGTAAGCAGGAAATCCTTGCTGATATATCAACAGATCTGCTAATTGATCCTGCACCTGCTGTGTGAATACAGTATTAGGACCAAACCCCAGCTGTTGTGCCAGACTTTGCAGTGTAGGTTTAATAAATTGGTATTTTCCAACTGGGCTATGATTGGTATTTTTTAACAATTGATCCTGCAGGTCGTATACCTGTTGCAAGGTCATTGTAGTTAGTTTTGCGTTTTTTCCGCCATAGATCGCATTGTAATCGCCGTTGCTTTCACCTTTGGCTATCATCTCTCTGACGTCGTCGAGACTGGCTTTTGATTTACCCGGTGTTGCTGGTTGCCCGTAAGCATTAGGTGCGGTTGTCGGAGTACCCGATGCTCCGGCAAATGGGGATACATTAGGCATAGGAACGTCCGGACCAACTGGAGTTTGCGTGCCTATACCAAATAGTTCATTATACCAACTGGGAGCAACACTTTCCCCTGGGGGGTGCCAACGGCCGTCAGAGTTGCTACTGCCACCTGCGTTTCCGGTGTAGTTTTTAACTCCTAACGCATCCAGTAGCTTATTCACACCTTTGTTAAATAATGTTACACTATAGTCAAACAAAGGTCCAAATTTGTCTATCAGTTCTTTTTGGAATCCGTAGAGTTTATCGGCAGTTTTAGCCAGTTCTCCAATACTGCCCATAGTATCTTTATCAATTGATACTTTTATATCTTCAAGCTGTCTATATAGCTCGGCTATTTTTTTAGTAGTATCAGTTGCAGGTTTACCAAGTTCGCCGGCGATCTTAGCCTGTGCAGCTGTTAAATTTCCCATTGCACTGGCGTTTCTTGTTGCACCCGATACTATTGCCAACAACTGTTGTATCAACGGTGGGTATGCTTGGCCCATGTTTGCCATGCCTTGATACTGTTGTTGAAGTGCAGGTAATCCCTTGGAGACAAAACTACCAAATATCTGGCCAAACGATCCAGTAGCATCTTTGCTAGTAAGAGATGCTGTTCTCAACGCATCAATCATATTAGCAAAATTAGGGCCTAACTGAGCCAGAAGTGCTACGTTTTCGGGATTCTGCATATAGCGTGTACCGCCACGTTCAATAGCTTCTTGCAATATTTTACCGGCACCGGGCATGTAACGCTCTAGCAGAGCTTGTGCTGTTTGTATATTAGCAGAGCCTTGGGCACCGTAGGTAGCAACAATCTGTTGCAGTTTCATCTGATATAATAAGTCGTCTTGTCTGGCGCGCTCTTGTTTTTCTAGTGCATCAACGCTTTCTCCGGTTAAATTAGATAACTCTTTCAACCGATAGAGGTAGTCAGAGGATCCGTCAGTCAGCATCTTGTTATTTTTTGTGATATCTATACCATAACCCGACATCACAGCAGTATAGTCAGCAAGTGCATCATTTATTTGATCGTATCCGCCGTAGATACCTACTAGTTTTTTATCTAAGGTAGCAACAGTCTGACCCATTTGGCCAATAAACGCAGCACCAGATTCAACACTACCACTGAACTGTGCAAGACCGGCAGCTGATTTTGTGACAAATTCTGTATAAGTTTCAACGCTAACCCCAGCATTGTGCGCGATTTCACTGAGATCTTCCATGTTGCCGCTGAATATAACGCCCGTCGAACTTATTTTTTGGAATGAATTAAGTAGATGCTGTGCATTTTCAAGTTTGATCTTATCCGCTTGCACAGCTAGTTCTAGCAGTGCCGATCCTAACTGCGCTGCACCACCAAGAATATTACCCAAGAACGGTATAGAGGATGTCATTGTAGCTAGTGCATTAGCTACAGTTTTAGCAGCATTAGCCAGTAAATCTAGTGTCGGAGTAACCGCTGTAAAGACTTCTTTGCTGTGGTACATGCTCTGGGTAGCACTCATTGCACCAGAAGCAAAATCTTTAACACCACCTAATATTTGTTGTACACCGTCGACTAAATCTCGACTGCGACGTTTGCTGAGTTCCAGCGCCTTTTGCTCTTGATCATATATCTTTTTTTCTAATTCAAGTTCTGCTTGTAATGCCTGTGCCTGTGCCTTCTCTATCCCTAGAAGTTTTTGCAGTTGTAGTATTTCGCGCTCTCGTGCCAGGGCTGAAGATTTAAGTCCGGTGGTAGTTGCACCAATTTGGGAGCTGAGTGCTTCTAATGCCGATTCAGCCCTTCTAAGTTTTTCTTCGTCCATATTTTAATCTACCCGGTTAATTTTCAGATAAGTACACATATATCATTATTTATGGAGTTCAATTATATGAGCACTAAACCCGCAAACCCCTTAGCCAAACATTTTAGACAGCCTGTACTGTACATAAAATTACCCAGCGGTGGACGTTGGTGGGCCGAAAATAGTCTAGAATTACCGGTCACTGGGGAAATACCGGTATACGCAATGACCGCTAGAGATGAAATAACTATGAAGACACCGGACGCTCTGCTTAACGGTTCCAGCACTGTACAGGTTATCGAAAGCTGTTGTCCTAGTATACAGGATGCTTGGAAAATGCCTACGGTAGACTTGGATACTGTATTGTTAGCTATACGTTTAGCTACCTACGGTAAAGCCATGGATTTTACAGCCAATTGTCCACACTGCTCTACTGCTAACGAAAAGACACTGGATATTTCAGTAATATTAGGAAATATAAGATTAGCCGACTGGACCACTCCTGTTCAAGCGCAAGGGCTAGAGATAGTGCTTAAACCTCAGACTTACCAAGAATATAATACTAATAATCTCAATAACTTTGAAGAACAAAAATTATTAATGATAGTGCAGGATGAAACACTAGCGCCAGAAGAAAAAGATGCTAAGTTTAACGAATTATTCAACAGCATCATCAAAACAGGCATCGAGCAGATCAGCGCCAGCATCGAAGGCATACGCACCAACGATGGCGAGTTCGTAACAGATAAGGCGTTTATTGCGGAATTCCTAGATAATTGCGATAAATCAGTCTGGGAAGCTATCAAAACTAAATTAGACAAAATACGATCTACTGCAGGATATAACCAAATTGATTTAACCTGCGAAAACCCTGAATGTAATAAAGAATTTACTACACCGTTTGTGTTTGAGCAAACAAATTTTTTCGGCTAAGGCTTTTGTCGTTGGAGTATGAAGAGATAGCCCAGTTAATTGATCAACTGGATGCAGATGCAAAAGCCATAAGAAAAGATCTCTTAAAAATGTGTTGGTACATGCGTGGTGGTATCACCTATGACGACGCTATGATGCTTAGTCATGAAGAGAGAACGATCATCACTGAACTTATCAAAGATAACTTAGAGACAACGAAAGAATCGGGTTTACCTTTCTTTTAAATAACAGAGATCTCTAACGAGATCTGATTCCTTCGTTAACACTCGGGATCATTTTTTCTACAATAAATCAATTTGATTTTAATTGATTACTTAAACTGCTTCATGCAGATAAATCTGGTCAGACGGAACCTTTTTACTAGGTTCCGCTGAGTCTGTACTTCATGCGAGTAGCACCAGCCAAGACATGGAAGTAGGTATTTTACCGTATATGCTAATGGGCTCTGACCTTTCCCAACCTACATCGACAACACTGCAAGCAGTGCCTTGGACCTCGTTCCTTGTCGTCCAAGTTTTTATAGCACGGTTTTTCGTATGTTAACAGTCATACTATATCAATGCGTTGCGCCTAGGGTTCTACGCTCTGACTCACTTCCATTTTTCAGGATACTGGATTCCTCCAGGGGAGTGCATCAATATGTCACGTGTCCAAGTTTTATGTTACTTGGTTTTTCCACAGCGGTATTACCAATCCGGCCCGCCAACCTTGCGTGTTAAATTTTACTGCCTAACTTAATATTTTGAATAGTGCCTGAGTCGTTGCCTTGATGTATGATTTGAGTGTCGTTGATCTGTGCCATGTCTGTTACGAATTTGAAAGTTTGCCTTTTATATGTGAGCCATGTATCCTGCAATTAATAATTCCGTTATAGTATTCGTCGGATTCTAGCACGCCTCGTGCGAACTGTTCTCTAGCTTCGACATAACTACATTCTGCTTTGCTTCGACAGTAGTAGAGTATTTCTCTGCGGAAATTTTCCCTACCGAGAGTCTCTACGTCCTGTTTTAATTCATCTGAGCTAGACCAATAGTCCTGCCAATCTGAATCTATCTTACTGCGTATCTTCTTGCGCTTCTTAGTACCGTTCTTTAATTTTACTACACGATACGAAGTTTTAGCAAATTTTGCGAGTTTTTTACCAACATATTTCCTACCAGAAACTAGATTCGTTATGAGATAAACGAAGCCTACGCAATCTTCGGGTAGAATCTCTATCTGTTGGTTTTCGTAAAGCCATGACATGCATATTAATTTATCATCTTTAACTAGATTAGAAATATTAATTTATTTCTATATCTGTATTGTACGTAGTAAATCCGTTTTCTTTCACTACTTTTAATGTATTATGTACGCGGCCGGCTAGTTCATCTTTATGTGATACTAACCATACACTCTTGTTAGCATCTCGTGCCATCTTTTTCAATATGCTTAAACTATTCTCGACACCCGAACTATCCATGCCGGAATCTACTAACTCATCAATAAACAATAGATTAATTGGCTGATATAGACTCTCCCAAACATCGCGGAACGCCCAGCTTAGACTTAATATCAAACGATTACGTTCACCACGCGATAAGTTATCAAAATCAAGATCTCTTCCTAATTCTGAAATGTCCACTGTTAAATCATTGTTAAATTTTACAGTATGTGGTAAACCAATCCGATCTAGATATTGCCCTAATCTAGCATTAAGATAGCTAAGATTTTGATCAATGATTCGTTTACGTATAAAACTATCCTTGTTAGTTAACAATTTTAACAGGAACTCCTGATGTTCTCGGAGGTTGGTTAAAGTATTGATTTCGTCATAGCTGACTTCTTCTAGACCTTTCTGCTCCATCTCCTGTATCTGTTCAGTATATGGATCACTTTGATCTGCTTTTTCCGCTATCTGCGCCTGTAGATTCTCCACTGTGCTCCTGTGGTGTACTGCGTCGCTTTCCCGGTCGTAGAAAGTGGAAGGCATTTCTCCTAGCTCGCCTAACTGAGCGATTGCTTGATCTATTAAATCTATGTCTTGAGTTAATCTTTCAATCTCCTGCGCTAAATTTTCTAAATCTTCAGTTTTTTGCGTTAATAACTTTTCGTGATCGTGCCCTTGCACACCTTGACCACAAGCATGACAACGATTATTTTGCAAGATAGACAATTCACTAGCTATCTTAGCTTGTGCTTTTATATCTCGATCGAGATCTGCAACGGCACGCTGTCGCGAAGTTCTTAGATCTTTAATATCTTTACTACGTACTTTATATTCAGCTAACTGCTGATGTGCTGCTAATTCCTGCTCTATATCTAAAGCTAGTAGATCGCCAAGAGCGGAAACCAATTTGTCAATATCTTGTTCTTGTTTAGTGACCCACTGTTGTTGTCTAGACTTGAGATTATCTATCTGCTCCTGCACACGCTGATTGGCATCAGCAACAGCTTTGATACGGAATTCCTCTTTAGTAATCAGATCTTTGGTCTGTTTGATTTCTTCTTTTAATCTATCGGATTTTTCACTGAGTATGGTAATACCTAACAACTGTTCGATTAATGTACGTTGGTCATTGGTCTTTAGTGCAAGGAATGGTTCAGTGTAGGTATTAAGTGCTACAATATGCTTAAACATGTCGTGGCTCATACCTAGCATGCGCTCAATATCTGCCTGTGTTTCCCTGCTGTCGCCCTGCGCATCATCGGTAATTTCTTGTTCTTGGTTATCTACAAAAAATTTAATAATACCGGGTTTACGACCACGCTCAATTCGATAACCTGTACCATCACGTTCAAAGTCAATAGTAACCAACATGTTTTTGCCGTTAGTTTTATTGATCAGATTATCTTTTTTGATATTAGTCAACGCCTGTCCGTATAAAGCATAACTTAGTGCATTTATAATAGTAGTCTTACCGGTACCATTACGTGCACCGGAATCATCTCCCCCGAGGTCGAGATTTTCTCCGAGAACCAAAGTCAGGTCTTGTCGATCAAAATCAACTGCTTGAGTGCTATTACCCACGCTCATGAAATTTTTTACCGTGAGATTTTTTATTTTAAACATAATTTATTGGTTATTAATGGTAACATAAATTCTAAAATTATTTTATGATCGTTGGATGTTGGATGATATTTAAAATCAATTAACTTTTTTAAATTCCAGGAAAAATCGTAATAGTTAGTATGATCTAACATATTGTATAATAAAGAAAATTGTTTTGCAACATTATTAATCTCGGTGTTAGGCATACAATCAAATGAATCTAATAGACGTTTTTTTGTTTGAATATTTTCTTGATTTATTGTTGTAAGTTTTAAAATATCTGATTTATCATTGTCGTTAAACATAAGATATGGGATATTGAGAGATTTTAAGAAATTCTGTGTTAAAATCACGGATTGTAAAAAAACCCAATTATCATTAAGATCATTTGACCAATATTTAAAATGTAGATTTTTAAATTCTTCAAATGTTTTATCTTTGTTGTATATACTGTTATTTCCGTTGATGCTAAAATCAACTGGGAAATTGTTTTCTCTTCGAAAGACTAATTTTCTATTAACATTGACCCAACCTATAATAACAAGAGATGGATTATTTGATGAACAAAAATTAATTAAATCAAATATAATATGTTGATTAGATTTACCCTTAATAGCAGAATTAATTACAGGGACACCAATGGATTTATCTAATAGAAATGGCCAGGCTTGGTTTTCCCTGTCGGTAAGTTCGTCGCCGTAGGTGTTACTTCCGCTGTCAATATAGATCAATTTAATCTCTCTAAGATATCAACTAATACTAATTTGTTTTCGTGATCAGAGTAGTGATTAACCACCCTGGCTTTTGCTACGTTAATTACATGGCGATAGTGACTTAAAAGAGTGGGCCGCCTGGGATAATCTTTATGTTTTATTAACCAATCGGTAACAAAACTATCGCCGCAGATTGAAATATTTTTTTTATTATTATTATAGATCATAAATTCCTGTAGATTTCTAATAAAAGATTGCGATCAAATTGTTCGCTTTCGATAGCGTTTAGCTGTCCGTAAACAATCTGGTCAACACTTTCAAATGCTATCTCACCTGATAACTCGTATTCTGTAACCTCTGTGGATTTAGCAGGAATAAGAGTGATTTCACGCAACTGGAATTGATTAACAAACGTTTCTTTAATAAAAGTGGATTCTTCATAGCTGATATCGATATCTAAGTTAACACGCACATGCATGTTGGGTTTGAGCAAACGTTCGGTATTTTTTAACACATCGCTTAGACGTAACACACGATATACAGGTTGATCAGGCCAAGCATGATAAACAGGATCCTTGCCCCACTCGAGGATAGTTAGTCCGCGTTCATCGTCGCCGGCATCAGCATAGTTATGCGGGAAACAGTTACCGATATAAGTGACATTTCTTTGCGTTTGCCGTTTGTGGAAATGGCCAGTGAACACATGCCCAAATCCCTGCATGTCATCGCCGGTGATTTCTCCTGTATCGGGCATGGCTACCATAGCATTCATAAGATACCCGGGCAATTCAAAATGCCCAAACATATATTGGCCCTTTTGCTTTTTTAATCTCTTGTGATCGTCGGCAACTAGCCAAGGAGCAAAAGTAACATCGCCATGAGTAACCCAATCGTTACAAATATGGATGTTGGGTAAGTGACGAGCCCATTCCACACTCTGTATATCACGACGATCCCGATAGTATAGGTCATGATTTCCTGGGATAAAAAAAGTTTGATTAAAGTTTTCATTGATATGCTCCAGTGCACGCAAACTGTAATTTAACGTGACAATATTGATACTGGCACGATTGTTGTGCCAGTCGCCCAAGAAGATGCAGGTTTCGCAACCTTCTTCCTTAGCTTTAGCAGTGGCCCATTGGACAAAAGCCAAACAGTCCTCGTTATGTTGCGTGCTGTTAGACTTTAGTCCAAAATGGATATCTGTAAAAAGAGCTGCTCGTTTGAATAAATTAGTCATATTCTTACTATTTTACACTATTAATAGAGAATTTAATAGATCGCTAACCCGCAATATTTTACCATTTGATTGATAGCAAAATCATATATTTCTTGATATTCTTTTTCTATTAATGTAATTATTTCCTTTTGATTCACTATTAGTTTATCTAAATCGTAGGGGTTTTTTAAAGAGCGTGAGTGATTAAAAAATGATTTAAGAAAATCAAATCTGGACAAAGAAATATTCCTACGATATAAAACTTTAAGTAGCAATAATAAGTCTACAAAATCTAAAAAATTTGTTAATATCTCCTCAATATAATCTTTTTCGATACAATAAGGTCTAATGGTCTCACATAGCTGTAAATTTTTTTGATAATTATCTTTATTGGTAATCATGACGAAACCTAATCTATCAATGACCGAATTACTAGCCACTAAGCTGTATAAGTTTTTTCGATATATTGTAAAAATTTTAGAGGAATTTGATAATTTTTGAAAATCTGATCGGTTGATTAGATCATCGTTATGATGCAACCAGTTTGGAACATTTACAATCGAACTTAATAGATTAGTACCGCATCTACCAGGAGTAAAAATGATATCACTATCTTGTGATGTGTTTATAAAGTTAAACCCTTTAAAATAAAAAATTTCATCACTGGCCCATAACTTATAATGTAAAGCTCGTAACCATTGAGTTTTTGTAAATTCATTATGATATACGGGTTCTAAATTTTCTAGGTCGTGCTCATAATCGGTAAAAACTTTTATTATCTTGCAGTATTTTTTAAGTTCAAACAATTCCTTGTTACTGATAATGTCACAGCAGGTCAAATCGGTGACTATCTTTTGATTTTTTTGTAAGAAATTAATTTTTGAATCCAAATCTAAAAAATTAGCAATGGTAGGCATCGGCAAAAAATCAAACAATTCTGATATATAATTTTTTACAATACTATTACCGTTGTGTAATAAAAGTATTGGCCGATCCATTATTCGTCTGATCCTGCGCCGTTGTTGCCCCAATTATTTTGCCGAGTATAGCTAGGAGTAAGGTTGTTCATTTCTAAAATATCGTCTCGTAAATTTTGGTTTCGTTTTTCAATATTAAGCACTCGGGTAAAACTATTAGTGATAGCAGCAGTGTAATAAGCAAAAGGGTTCTGCGATTTTGACTCATCGAACTGCAACCCAATCTGACTTAATTGCAATAGCGCCTGTGACCGCATCTCATCGTTGTAAGTGTAACCGCGCCAGTTGCTGCGAGTGGCATAACGCTCGCAGAGTTTGAGAAACATGTGCGCTAATTTTGGTGTCATCTGACCGTGATCTTTGGAAAAATGTCCTTTAACCAATCCCCCGACCCAATGGCTGCGCCCTACTAATTTGGGTTCTACTTGATCGTTGATCACGTAATGTTCAAAAGGAGGAAAATTAACTTTAACGTATTTAGTGTTCCCTGCTAGATCCAGATCTTCGTTGTCGTATTCGCTGTGTGAGTATCCTTCCTCTTCTAATGCTTTGATAGCAGCTTTACGGCTTTTGACATCATCGACAGGGATATGATCCCAAGTCATGACACGGAATACAACGTCTGTATCAGCAACATCTTTGAGTTTAACTTCAAACTCATCTAATTTGCGCTTTACGCCATCTTTGGTAGCTAGATCATAGGCCACACGTGCTAGCCTTTCTGCACGATTGCGCCTGCCTTCTAAGATATTTTTCTTGTTAATTTTAGCCACACTGGGCAGTATGATATCATAGTCTGCATATTCGGGGCTGGTATAATAACAGTAGGTGTTTTTGCTTTTATGTATTTCTTTAAGTAAGTCGCGGTTGTTTAAGTAATTATGTTTCACCTTATTTTCCTTGGGTTTTGTGGAATTTTAACATGTAGTTGAAGTATAGGTCAACCTTTTGATGAATATATTAGCATATTATCTTTTACAATAAATAGTTATAATAAAGGATCGATATGCCGGTACTACCAAATCAACCATTGAACAATGCCATTAATACTAATTCTAGTTTTTTATCGCAACTAGGACAGAGTGCACTAACTGGGATTGAAGGATCTGTAGGTATAAATCCCAACGCCAGTAGGCAGAATGTAGCTGGCATGTTCCAGTACAGCTCTAATACAGTGGGCCCTAATGTTGTAGTTAACTACCCACAGGCTAGTTACGATTGGCGTGTACGTGTATCCTTGGCTCCTAACAGCGCATATTTTTACAATGATCCCAATAACACTTTACTAAGTCCACTACGCACAGAAGTAGCTAACAATGTTACCAGCGCATTAGTACAAAACGTCAACAGTCTATTTGGACCAAGTGGACAAAGTCGCATAGGAGTAATATTCCCATATACTCCTGCAGTAACAGTAACGCATACTGCTAACTATGTCACACAGAAATTAACACATGCTAACTACGCTAATTATTTTTATCAAAATAGTGAAGTTCAAGCTATAACAGTTACCGGAGAATTTACAGTACAGAATGTAAATGAGGGTCAGTACCTTTTAGCTACGATATATTTTTTCCGTGCAGTAACAAAAATGTTTCTTGGACAAGACCCCAACGCGGGCAATCCGCCGCCTATTGTATATCTAGATGGTTACGGCGAATACTATCTTCCTCACGTTCCTTGTGTAGTAACTTCATTTAGTCATACCATGCCAGATAGTGTTGATTATATAGATATACCTGAACCGGGATTAAACTACAATCCTTATGTTACAAACCCTGTACTAAACAGTACACGTTTACCTACCACCAGCACAGTCCAATTGACTCTGCAACCAGTATACAGTCGACTGGCACAGAGCCAAGGATTCAGTCTCAATGACTTTGCTCGTGGTGCACTAATTAACGCACCGGGTTCAGGAGGATCTGCTAGTTCGTTTGGTGCGACGCAAACTCCAGTATATAACGGTACTCCGGGCAATGGGGGATTCTTATAATGTCTGCTAAGTATGCAACCACTAGCCCATACTATGGAACTCCGACATTCGGCAGTGGACAATTTTTAGATCTCTGGACCGGAAAAACTATACCTGCTGATACATCTGATGCGCTATACCAGATAGATCCTCCTTATAATCTACGCCCTGATCTATTGGCATATGACATCTATCAGGATGCTAATCTCTGGTGGGTGTTTGCTGTTCGCAATCCTGATGTACTGTTAGATCCTGTGTTTAGTTTCGTGGCACCTAATATTATCTATGTGCCCACTAAAGCAGTGGTTCAGAAAGCCCTGGGACTATAGTTAATGGTAATACAATTAGCGCCAGTGGTAGTTACAGCCTCTAGAATACAACCTCCTGCGACGCCAGCGCCGTCGGAGATACGCACGCCTGTTCCTACAGTACCTGTACCTAACCCACTGAATAAATATGCTAGCTACACTTATAATTGGAGTCTTTGGTGGCTGAGCCTGGCTGATGCTGCTAATATTCTAAACCAAACTGATGTCAACATAAGTCCACTGAACCTCAGCACAAGCAGTTATTGTATAGCCGAAGATTCAGGGTTATACCCCACACGTCGTTCGCCTGTGCAAGCAGGGCTAGACTACAATATACAATCAGTAGAACTAAAAACCACAGTCAACCCCAATAGTGTTAGCAAACACACTAATCTTTTAACCGGTAGTATGATCATTGTTGAACCTTACGGGACAACATTTTTAGACACACTAGTGGCCATGAGCTACAATAGTGCAACACAGACTTTTGAAAATTATTTAGAGCAACCTTATCTGTTAAGATTGGATTTTACTGGCTACGACGATTCGGGCAACGCTATTAGTGCATCAGACTCTGATCTATACAGAAAAATATTCCCAATCAGATTCACTGAAGTTAAGATCGCACTCAGTGAGCGAGGCGCAGAATATCATATCTCTTTCGTCCCAATAACCGAAGTTCCACTGTTAGAAAAATACGGATACGTGCCATTCAATTTAAGTGTGAATGGTCCGGCACCCAGTACCAGCGGAACCGGCACACCGAGTTTTGCCATACAAGCGGGATCAGTGGGAGAGTTTTTTGAAAATCTAGCAACCAATATTACAAAATTTTGGAAAGATACTGCTGCTCAAGGGAAGATGGAATTCGCTGATTCTATCTTATTTGATATAGATCCAAATATTAAAACCTCCAAGATAGTCTATGATCAACAGATGACATTAGCACAGGCTAACCCTAATGCTGTAAACATTGATTTTTCCCATGGCAGTTTTAGTATTCCTGCGGGTACGTTGATAGTAGATATCATAGAAAAAATATTGTTACAATCGGAATATGTGTTATCACAGCTAGGGTTAAATAATACTCAAGGTAATGTACAGCTAAACAGAGATCAAACTGTCAAGTTTAATTTTTTCCGTACAGTCGTGCGTGCAGAATATATAGGGATTAACAGTTCAGGAGCGCAACAGATCGGGGCATTTGACAATCGAAGAAACGTGCGCCCTATGCAATTTACCTATGCTATACATCAATACCCTACCTACGACGGTAATAATCCTTATCTCGGCCAACTAGTAGACAGTAGACCGCAGATAGTTAAAGATTATCAATATTGGTATACAGGAAAAAACACCGATATCATCAAAGTCGATGTGCACTTTGATACCACTTATTACACCCGTGCATTCGCCTGGCCTTACGATAAAAGCTCAACTGATGTAACAGCCAGCACAGGCACAGACAATAATCTTGCCGCTAATCCCTATATCTTTGTAACACCGCAACTGATAGCACAGTCGGGACTGATATCTGGGTTTGGGCAGATAAGAAACCCTACACCAATGGTATATCAGCCAGCGGTCAATGATAGACGCGACACTATGAGCATGCACATATTGGGTAATCCTAGTGCACAGGCAGCTGCTAACGCTATCAGATCAATCTACAGCGCATATCCAACTGGTGATATGTTAAATCTTAAATTATCTATAATCGGTGACCCTACGCTGATCAAACAAGATGGTATATTCTATGTCCCGAGCCCAGATCCAAATACAGCACCTGGCTATAATGCCAGCATAAGCCAAGCCGACTTTGCCGATTTATATGGGCATATACGCATGGATTCGGGACAATTAGTAGTTAAATTTACATTAAATACGCCACTTGACATTGATACTGATTGGACCAATCAAGGAGGAGTGTTCCCATCACCGGGTACTATACCTAGCCTGTTTACTGGTCAGTACAAGATATTGACCATTGACCACAATTTTCATGATGGCGTGTTTACCCAAGAATTAAATATAGTGCGATTCCAAAATGATGCTTATGTATCTGCTTCTGCACCTGGCGTAACCAATACCAGCTCTGCAACAGTATCATCGGCGTCTACTACTGGTCAACTTCCTAGCAGTAATTCTACCCCTGCTAGCGAGCAACCACCGACATAATAGAGGAAGAATATGGCGACACAAATGAGACGCAGCGGTATCATGCCAGGAGCCAAGATAGATGGTTCTGGTGCAGGTTTCGCTGTAGATCCCGGTCCCTACGAAGCAGTAGTCATATCCCATGTGCAAGGCACCAGATCTGGTCAGATGATGGTCTATATCCCAGACTGGGGCGGTGCATCTACTGACCCCAATAACCAGATTCTGGTTAGTTATGCCAGTCCGTTTTATGGCAAGACTTATCTGACAGATACGCAAGCAATAGATCCTAACAGCCCCTCAGCACAATTTACCACTGGGCAGAGCTACGGTATGTGGTTTGTCCCCCCGGACGTTGGTAATAAGGTGCTAGTAACATTTGCTGCTGGAGATAGAAATCGAGGGTATTGGTTTGCCTGTATCTACGATAGCTTTAGTCATCACATGGTACCTGCAGTTGGCCGTAATGTTGGCGGCGGACTATCTACAGGAAAAACAAAAAAACCCATACCTGATGATTCAATATCACAAAATATTGATGCTAACAGTGTACTTCCGGTAGTTGAAGCCAGCACACGCTATAACACAGCATTTACTGCTGATGGTATCACTAATACACCTAGATACATACACGAATATCAAACTGCTGTATTATTGAACCAGGGCTTAGATAGAGATCCTGTGCGTGGCGCAATCAGTTCTAGTAGCTTGCGCGAAAGTCCTAGTAACTGTTACGGTATCAGTACACCGGGCAAACAATTAGGTAACGGAATTCCGTCAAGCTCAAGTGTAAATGCCGATCAAACAGTATTTGCTAGACAAGGTGGGCACACGTTTGTCATGGACGACGGTGATGCCAATGGGGTAGACAGGTTAGTGAGACTACGCACCGCCGGGGGCCATCAAATCCTAATGAACGATACCGAACAGATAGTCTATATTGCCAGTGCCTCGGGCAATCAGTGGATGGAGTTTAGTACCACTGGTGCAATCAATATCTACGGTGCTGCTGGATTTAATGTAAGATCAGAAGGTCCTATTAACATGCACAGTGATAGTTTGATTGCTATGAATGCACAGGCAGTAGAAATCAATGGCGAACTAGCAGTAAACATATCATCTAAGGCCGGCGTAAGCGTGACTGGCCTGGCATCTGCATCAGTGACAACAGATGGTATGCTGACTCTGAGTGCTATGGGAATGGCAACATTAGCTGCTGGTGCGCGATTAAGTGTAGGATCATTAGGGGACACCAGTATTACTGGTGCGGTTATACTGCTGAATTCAGGACTTCCTGCTGTGCCTACACCTGCGCTACCAGCAAAAGAAAATACGTTGCCAGATGTGACTTATAACGGCCAACGTTGGGTGCTGACCCCCGGGGCAATACAAAGTGTATGTACAACAGTACCTGCACACGAGCCCTGGTTAGATCCTAGTAATAACCAACGTCCGATAGCGAGCGCATAACACAATGGATACCGGACTACAATTAGCGATAGGGCAACCCATAACAAATCCTCTGCCAGTTAGTTGGATATCCCGTGCAGATGCCCCGTTATCTCCGCCTAGCTGGGCAAGCATTGGTGCACTGACTTCAAAACAGATACAAAATCTTTTGAGCCAAATCGCTTATGATCTCAGCGCCTGGGATTACGCAAAGATAGGTACCAACAATGAATTAGGCAGATATCAGTTCTCTACACAGGAATTAGAAACATACGGTCTATTAGAATTTGGGTCTAATCAAGCATATTCTACAGATTCGGTAAATTATGTGCACTGTTGGACACCAACGACTGTAAACAACGGTATTAATAATTATCAAAATTATTTTTATAATATTTCTAGTCTCTATAGTTTTTTAAGTACCGCGGTAGCACAAGAGCACCTGGCTTATCAGAAGATAGTGGATTTATATAAAAGTCTAGTAGCCAATGGCGGTATAACCGTCGGTGATACAGTAGACGTTGTGGCAGGCATGGTCTATGTTGCATGGACTCTAGGCGCAGACAGTGCTTATCTCTGGCGTACAACTGGTGCAGGCGCTGGAGTCAACAGCTATAACAGCGGCAGATATGCAGTCACAGTATTATAAAGGTTAAATACAGTATGAGCATAGTATATCGCGGATTTAGCACTCTGGTTAATAAGAAAAAATACAGTCTCACGGACTATGCACTGGCACGGCAAGATCTTATCAATTATTTTAACATACGTCGTGGCAGCAAGCTCATGCAACCTAGTTTTGGTACAATAATCTGGGATCAGTTATTCGAACCATTAAACGAAACCACACAGCAGATCATAACTAACGATATCAAACGCATAGTGGGTTACGACCCCAGACTGCGTGCAGATACCATCACAGTAACACAGCAAGATCACGGGCTACAGATACAGATCAGCCTAACCTACATACCTACGAATCAAGCACAAACACTATTGCTTAACTTCAACAAAAACAACCAGACTCTGACTACGAATTAACTAGCCATATTATTATCTGCGGTAAATACAAGATATAGGTACTGAATATGGCACAAACTACACGTCAATCAAATCTACTGGTCGAACAGAACTGGACTAAGATCTACCAGACCTTTACCAACGCAGATTTTACCAGCTACGACTTTGAAACACTGCGCAACACCATGATAAACTATCTGCAGACATTTTACCCAGATACGTTCAATGATTTTACAGAAAGTTCGGAATATATCGCATTAATCGATATGATCGCTTTCTTAGGGCAGAGTCTAGCGTTCCGCACAGATTTAAATGCACGTGAAAATTTTATCGATACAGCGCAACGAAGAGACAGTATCTTAAAACTGGCACGCATGTTGAGCTACAATCCCAGTCGAACCAACAGCGCATCGGGTCTACTTAAGATCAACAGCATCAGCACCACAGAAACAGTCTACGACAGCAACGGTAATAATCTATCCAATGCAGTGGTTAACTGGAACGACCTCACCAACGAAAACTGGCAAGAACAGTTTACTGCTATCTTAAATGCCAGCTTGATAGCATCACAAGCAGTAGGTAATCCGGGTAACAGTCAGCTGATCAACAGCATACAGACAGATGAATACGCAATTAACTTAAATCCCCAGACACTGCCTATATCTTCATTTACAGTCAATATACAGACTGTGCCTACTAGATTTGAAGCAGTCAGCGCCACTAGTGTTGGCGAAAGCTACATATACGAGGCTGACCCAACGATAGTGGGTAAATTTAACGTACTGTATCGCAATGATAATAATAGCAATGCCAGCAACAACACTGGATTTTTTCTATATTTTAAACAGGGTACGCTACAAGCTACTAATTTTAATATCACTAATGCTATACCTAATAACTATGTTCCAGTAGCTACAAATAATATTAACAACACAGACGCATGGTTATATTCTTTAGATGTTAACAATAACCCACAGACTCAGTGGACACAAGTTCCTGCTATAGCCGGCATTAACGTTGCATACAATCAATTATCCAACAAGAATTTATATCAGATCAACACACAAAACAATGATCAAGTTCAGTTGGTCTTTGGAGACGGTAATTTTGCTAATATCCCACAGGGCAGTTTCAGATTTTATTTCCGTACCAGCAACGGGCAGACTTATAACATCGCACCAGATGACATGGGATTCGTTTCTATAGCACTAAGTTATATTAGTATAAAAAATACAGTAGAAACATTAACATTTACTGCTAGCCTGAACTATACGGTGACCAACGCCACTGCCGCACAGAGTCTAACTAGCATCAAGACCTATGCTCCGCAACAGTATTACACACAGAATCGCATGATCACAGGCGAAGATTATAATATCTTCCCTTTGACCACCTACACCAGCATACAAAAAGTCAAAGCTATCAATAGGATCAGCAGCGGCGCTAGCCTGTACATAGATACGTTAGATACATCTGGTAGCTTTAGCACCACAAATATTTTTGCAGACGATGGCGTGCTGTCTGCTAACAGTAATGTAGCAGTTTCCACATTTAGTTTTTTAAATACCAGCGATATCTACACAGCTATCTATAATGATATAGTACCGGCTATCAGTTCAGTGGGCATGCGCAATTACTATTACGCAAACTACCCTAGTTTTACTCCGCCTTATGCCAATATAGCATTTGTGCAGACTGGTAACACTACCAGCACCAGCTGGGGAACATTTACCTATGCCAATGCCAATCTAAGCATTGGAGCAAACGCTTCTGCTAACCTACAATATATCAGCACAGGCGCTAGCCTAGCATTTACAGTAAACAGTAGTGTGATCTATGGTAGCGTTTCGTCTGTGGCATCTAATACCTATGCTTACTTTGGTACAACCGTTCCCACTGGTGCGGTACTAGAGTCTATAATGCCTCCGTTGATGAACGATTTATCAGCTAACCTAGTATCCACGCTAAGTCAACAGATCGCCAGCTACAGTAATTTTGGATTGACCTATGATGAAATCAACCAGACATGGATTAATATTTCTCCTGCTGATATCTCTACTAGCACCAACTGGTTGGTCAAATGTCTATATAATGCAGGACTATATACAGTACAGTATCGTACATTAGAATATAGTTTTGCCAGTGCCGCAGAAACTAACTTTTACTTTGATCCCTCTGCAAAAATATATGATCCCGCTACTGGATCCACAGTAAACGACAGCATTAAAGTTTTACGTATCAATAGTTATCCTGGTAACAGCTCTCCGATTGGGCAAGATCTAACTTGGAATGTCTACGGAGTTATAACAGCACCGGACGGATATGTAGACCAAACACAAGTTTTAGTAACGATTCCCGATACGCAGGTATCGGGGACACCAGACGATCCTGCACTATTCACTCAGATAGTAGGTAACAGTGCATCGAGATCAAATATATATTTCCAATATAAACACAACAGCCTAACTCGCAATAGAATCGACCCGATACCTGTTAATATTATTGACATGTATGTTTTAACGTCTCAATACGCGACAGACTACATTAATTGGTTAGGTGATCTGACTGGCACGGTAATCGAGCCAACATTACCGACTACAGCGGATCTGCAGTTATCGTACTCAAACCTGTCCAATTATAAAGCTATCAGTGATGGACTAGTATTCAGCCCAGCGCAGTTCAAACCGTTATTTGGTGCAAAAGCAACAGCAGACCTGCAGGCACGATTTAAAGTAGTAAAAAACCCATCAGTTAATATCAGCGATAACGAAATTAAATCTCAAGTGATTTCTGCTGTTAATACATATTTTGACATTAATAATTGGGATTTTGGCGAAACATTTTATTTTACAGAGCTAGCAGCATATCTGCACACAGCACTAGCTCCAAATATTTCTAGTATACTGATAGTTCCTGCTAGCAATACACTGGTGTTTGGTAACTACTTCCAGATAAATGCTGAACCCTGGGAAATAATAACCAGCGCAGCTACCGTCAATGACGTTGATATAATCAGCGCAGTCACAGCAGCTTCGTTAAATCTTGGAAATAACCTAATAGGTACATATTAATGGCATTTTATAATTCAATAAATCTATTACCGGAAACATTTAGATCTCAGACAAACATCAGATTTCTCGGCGCAACATTAGATCAGTTGATCACTGATTCGGCTAATGTGCCCATAGACGGATACATCGGCCGCAGATTTGCACCAACTTATCAACTTGGCGACAACTATAATCCTGAACCAACAAAACAGCGTCAAGACTATCAGCTTGAACCCGGAATTGTTATTAAAGACAATCAAGCTAATGTTTTATTGAATTCTACATACGTTGATTTATTAAATGCTTTATCTAAAGAAGGTGGTATAAACAGTAATCAAGAAAGACTATTTTCTGATACATTTTACACATTTGATGGGCATTTTGACTTTGATAAATTTGTTAATTATAACAATTACTACTGGTTGCCCAACGGCCCTGCAGCAGTTACGGTATCTTCAGGAACCACTCCGTTACTAGCTGATTATACAGTGACAAGAAATACCTCGCTTGGCGGATATACCTTTTCTGGTGTAACTGGACATGCTGATCCACAGATAACACTATCACGCGGAGGTACATATAGCTTTACTGTAAATCAACCGGGATTCCCATTCTGGATCCAAACAGAGTCTGGTACGTCGGGAGTAGATGCTACTGTTCCTACTGTTAGCACTAGAGAAATATTAGGTGTAACTAACAACGGTACAGATGTTGGCGTCATAACATTTACTGTGCCGCAGTCATCTGCACAAGATTTTTACACGCAGATGTCATTAGCAACTACTGTGGATGCAGCAGCAGATTTTGGCTACACCGATATCCAGAATCAGTTATTAAGTCAATTTTTGACAAAATTCCCTAATGGTATAGATGGGCTAACATCTAATTTACAGAGCAAGACTTTTATTTTTATAAGCAATCAGACAGATAATTTGCAGTGGACCACGCCTGCGATACCTACAGGATTTTCTGGCACAGATACTAATCAATTCGCACCTGGATCTGTGGTCAACTCTAATCTGCGCACCAATACTTGGTCTATTAATCTAATACCTTCGGGTGCGGATTATTTGATACAGGTACACCCAGTAACTACAGTCAACACTGTTGAAAAGGTTTTTATTAGCTCAGGTCTAACTTATGCTGCTAGACAATTTTGGTTAGATCAGACATATTCCTATCGTATAGTACCTCCCACTACAGCACCGTTAAATTATCTTTATTATCAAGATGGTGTGACTTCTGGGTATTTTGGTGAAATCAAGATAGTCGATAACGCCACGGTACCAATAAATGTTACTAGAGATATCTTAGGACAGACTGGTTATACCAGCCCCAACGGAGTGACATTTACCAATGGACTTAAAATACAATTTGACAGTTTAGTAGTACCAACAACTTATGCTGGTAACGAATATTATGTTGAAGGTGTTGGACAAGCTATTACCTTGACTCCGGTTAATCAACTGGTTGTAACCGACGGAGTATTAAACCAAATTCAATCGTCAGCTGATTATATAACTATCAATAGATCGAGCCAAGATCAAAACCCCTGGTCTAGAAGCAATCGTTGGTTCCACGTAGATATTATTAACGCCACTGCTAATTATAATAATACTGTAGCTGACTACGGACCCAATATCTCGGGACGTAGACCTATCATTGAATTCGTACCTAACCTACAACTTTTTAATTATGGTGCACAAGCAAAAAATAATGTTGACCTACTGACATTTGACTCTACAGATGCGTTTGTAGATATCGAAGGACAACAGAGTTACATATTAGATGGGGCGTTGTTGACGCCGGGCATGCGTATTATTTTTGCCAATGACATAGATCCAAATGTTAAGAATGAAATCTGGCAAGTGGATATACAGATTATTAATAGTACTAATTTTCTAAGATTAATAACCACAACCGACGACCCTGTAGTTGCAGGACAGAATATTTTAGTAACACAAGGAATTAACAGCGGAAAGGTCTATCGTTTTGATGGTACTAATTGGTTTGAGTGCCAAGAAAAAACCTCGCTGAATCAACCACCATTGTTTGATCTAGTAGACAGAAATGGTTATAGTTTTGCAGATACTACAGTCTACCCGAGCACTACATTTGCAGGATCTCAGCTGTTTGGCTATTCGGTGGGCGCAGGTACAGCAGATACAATTATCGGATTCCCTCTATCTTACCAAAATTTTAATAATATCGGCGACATAGTTTTTAATAACTATTACTCGACAGATACATTTACCTATATATCCTCGGGGGTAACTGTTAGCGAACAATGTAGCTCAGGATATATTAAACAAAATGCAAGTCTGACATCAAACAGTCTGCTAACCGATTGGATCGACAGCGTTGAAAATAGTAAACAATATCAGATTGTTACAGTTTTTTATGAAGGATATCAAGTTAGCATCAACAATACTAACTATGCTTTTGTGCAGATTGATGTATTACCTAACGTACAATCAACCGTACCAACATTAAAAGTTTTTCAGAATAATCAACTGCTAGAACCAACAGTAGATTATCAGATAGTTAGCTATGGTGTATATGATTTAATAACATTTAATTTTGTCCCTGCTGTCGGCGACAAGATTGATGTGCTGATAGATTCATCAAGTACGAGCCAATTGGGTTATTATGAAATACCACAAAATCTTGAATATAATCCATTAAACTCTAACTTTGCTAGCATCACCTCAGGGCAGATAAGATCTCATTATAATAAATTAATAGAAAATACATCGTATGCAGGTGTAACTACAGCTAACAGGGATAGATATCTAAACGCACAAGGTGGCACTATACTCAGACAGAAAAGTCCCGTGCCTTACTCTATGTTGTTTACTACTGATCCAATTGCAAACTTTTTTGAAGGCAACTATCTTGCAAGAAAAGAATACCAACGATTTAAAAATAAATTCCTGCAAACAGCTATAACATTAAACGGATTAAACTATAATGATCCAGTTACTGCTGTAGATACAATATTAAAAACTATTAACTCTGTTAAAAATAATTCTTTTAGTTGGTATTATAGTGATATGATCCCGCAGGGTGACGGTTATAATACTATCGTCTATACAGTGTTAAATCCAAGACAAAATCGTTACGAGATCAGCGAGATATTTTCAACCTCGCAATTAACAGGACGAGCAACCTTAGTCTATTTGAACGGAGTTCAATTATTATCTGATAACATAGATTTTTATTTTAACCAAGTTAGTCCAGAGATAGTCGTAAATATTCCTTTGAATGTAGGCGATGTAATAACCATTAGAGAATACTCGTCAACTGATGGTAACTATATCCCGGAAACACCGACTAAACTAGGATTATACGGTGATTACATACCTGCAATATATACAGATACTACCTATTTGACCCCTATAGAAGTTGTTAGAGGGCACGACGGTAGCATTACTCCAGCATTCGGCGATTTCAGAGACCAGCTGCTTTTAGAGCTAGAAAAACGCATCTATAATAATCTAAAGATCAGTTACCAAGATCAAAATTTAATGAATCGTTACGACACTGTTCCGGGCAAATTCCGTGCTACAGATTACTCTCTAAACGAATGGGTGCAACTGACATCTAAAAACTTTTTACAGTGGGTAGGATCTAACGGCGTAGATTATACTACTAATTCGTGGTTTGAATCAAATAATCCTTGGACATGGAACTACGCTACTTCCACTGATGCCATTGATGGTAGTCCGTTGCAAGGATCCTGGCGTGCTATCTATAATTATTGGTTTGATACTGACCGACCACATATCGCACCTTGGGAAATGCTGGGATTTTCTCAACAACCAGTCTGGTGGATACAACGATATGGTCCGGCTCCGTATACTGGATCTAATACTGTATTGTGG